AGCGTTGGCGATGCCGTTACGCGCTGAAAGGCTGGAGACATCCACGCGGATTCAATCCAGCCCAGGAGCGTGTTCAGTGACGCCTTGCGGCCTGAGCCGTTGACGGTCGAGTAAAGAATGATCTGGTCGCTGCTGGTCAGCGTCGTAGAACTTGAAAGTTGATTCAGCGTCGACATTCTTAATACTCCGCGTCGAATTCAATTGCGTTGCCGCCCTCGACAATAACGTCGTCATCCTGCGGCGGCTTGAGGAACGGCCCCCAGAACTGGCCCCATTGCTTGTTGCCTGCGCCTGCTGGCGTCTGCGCGGGGTACTGCATCATGCCTGGTCGCGCAGCTCGAATGAAGAGCGTGTTCAGCGCCTCGCGAGCGCCCGTCATCGTTGCCGGAATGACCTGCTTACCGTAGCTCGGCGCAATCTTCACCGCGAGGTTGAGGATGATGCCTTCATTCGCGCGGTCGGGCACGAGCGTTTGCTCGTCGAGGCTCGCGTACTGCGGCGATCCTGGGAGCGGGTAGCCGAGCAGGATGCCGCGCTCGTACCAGTCGGCCATCATCGCATCAAGTCGCCGCAACGCGCTCTGGTACTGCTCAGGCTGCATGTCGAACGTGTAGGAGGCGAGCCCGATTTCGTCGAAGGCCGCTTCGATGAACTGGCGTTTCGTCCAGCCCATCATGCACCGCCTTCGAGCGCCTTTGCGAGCTCAATCATGAGCCGCTTGTCGCTCCATCGCCCGTCAATCTTGAGCCCGAGCGACTCGCAGTGCGCTTCGAGCTCTTCGCGCGTTGGCGGGACGTCGTCAGCGGGTGCCGGAGCTGGCTCGGTAGGAGGCGGAGCCGGAGCGAGGAACGCTTCGGCAGCTTCGGGCAACGTGGCGAACCAGCCCGCAGATAGAGCAGCCGCAAGGTCCGCCTCGTCCGTAACTGGGTCGGCTCGGTACGTCGTTCCGGGTGGCCCCCAGTGCGGCCCCGGGCAACGATAAACGAGAGTAGGAAAGTCCATTCACTTCATGCCCTTCATCGACTTGCCAGCCTTCTTCGCAGCGGTTCGCGCAGTCGAGAGCGCGACGGCAACGGCCTGCTTCTGCGGCATCCCGGCCTTCATCTCTTTCGAGATGTTCTTCGAGACGGAGCCCTTCGAGTAACCTTTGGTCATCGGCATGGCGGCGAAGGTAGCACGCGCAAGGCAAAAAAAAAGGAGCGACCGAAGCCGCTCCTTCTGATTCCGTTTCGCGCCGCTCAGGTCTGCGAGAACATCATCACGCCCGACATCTCGGGCTGCTTGTTGACGACGCCGAAGAGGCAATCGACGCGGAATTTCTCGGTGTTTGTGTTGATGTCGAACCACTTCGACGCAACGAGCTGAAGCCCGTTGTCGGTGGTCGCCTGCATCGTCGCGACGCCAGAGGCGGACGGAACGACGAGACGGCCTGGGAGAATTTCGAGCGAGTCCTTCTGCCAGAACGGGTTCAGGAAGTTCGTCACCGTGTTCAAGAAGACGAGCGCGGCGGTGGCCGAGGTCGTGTTCACGACGCAGTTCTGGTACATGAGCTCGGCTTGCGTCGAGCCCTGCGCCGAGATGACGGGAGGGCTGATGGTCATCGTCGTTCCCGAATCGACCGACTGCACGCGGAAAGTCTTCAGCGAGCCCGTGTCGGTCTTCGTGATGTGATGCACCGCGTTCACGTTTGCGATCGTGAAGTAGTCGCCAGCAACAACGGAAACCGTCGACGAGACGGTGATTTGCTGCGAGCGGTTGTCGACGTTAATCTTCACGAGACCGTTGGTGCTCGTGGTCGTCGCGGCTGGCGTGTAGGCGATTTGGCCAACGCCTGCGGCCGAGCTGTTGACGGTGAGACCTGCGCCGCCGGCTGCGGCTGTCTTGCGCTGCGCGTAGTCGAACTTGAGCGTGTCAAAGCCGCTGACGACGCCGATGAACGCGCGCTCGTAAGCGTTATCGCTCTTGGCGTTGCCGAAGGAACGCGATGCGCTTTGCAGGTCTTTCGCCATGCCGTTGTAATCGCGCGTTGAGAGGCCGAGGCTTCGGTCGTAGCTCGGGACGCCCTGCTCGTTGAAGATTTGGTCGCACTGCGACACGTCGTCGAAGCCGGTCGCCGCAGCGGTGCGCTTCACAAAGAGCGTACCTTGCGCGGCAGCGCCGAGCAGAGCCACGTTCACGTCAGAGGCGAGCTTCTGCTTCGCTGCGTCGTAGAGACGGCCTTCCTGAAGCGCGTCGCGAAGGTTCGCGGCGGTGAGCTGGAAAGAGACGGTCTTCGTCGTGTTGATTTGCGCAGGCACGGTGAGCTGCGTGTAATCCTTGAAGCCTGTCGAAGCGATTGACGAGCCCGCGGTGCCGTCGATGCTCGTCGCGATGTAGGGCTGCGGACGCCAGATGACGTTGTCCGTGCGTTCCATCGTCGTTTGATCGGTCTGGTAGATGGTCGCGTTTTTCGAGATAACGAGACCGTCCTGGAAGCCTTCGAGGAGGTTCTCGAACGCGACGATTTCTTGCTTGCTGAATGCGTTTGCCATGGTGTGTCCTTGTGAAAACTACTTCGACGCGCTCTTGAGCTGCCGCTTGTAGGCGACGAGTTTGTCGGCGTTGCCGCTCTTCATCGCTTCGTCGCGGAGCCGCTCAAGAGTCGAGTCGGATGATGACTTAGGTGCAGAGCCTTTCGGCGTCTGTTCGGGGGTTGGAGGTTTCGCCTTGGGGCTAACTTTCAATTTGGTTTCCAGTTTCGCCACGGCGAATGCGAATCTTACGGGGTCGGTGATGGCCTTGAGCTCAGCGAGTTTCGCTGCGTCTTTCCCGAGCGCGTACGTGACGAGCGCGGGATTGTCGGAGCCGCTGACGATGATGCCCTGCTGGGTCACGTCGAGAGCCGAGGTAACTGCGTGTTCGGCCTCGTCGTAGTCGCGCACGCGGAGGGAGGCTTTCGCCTTCGCGTACCCGTCGAGTCGAACCTGCCACGCCTTGCGCTGGCTGTCTTCGCCTTGCTTCTGCCGCGCTGCGTGCTCGTCGGCAGCGCGCTTCCGCTCAAACCAAGAGCCGATTGCGGTCTCGTATCTTTCAGCGTCGTAGTCGTGGTCTTCAAGCTTCGGCTTCGCTCCTAGCGTCGGCGGTAGTGGCTCGCCTGGCGCTGCTGTCTTCAGCCTTGTCTCGTATTCCCGAACCTTGCGCTCTTGCTCGCGCAAGAGCTTCCGCAGCTTGTTCACCAGCTTAGGGTCGCGCTCCTCTGCTGGCTCGCTCGGCTGCGGCGTTGCGCCGCTGACGGTGACTGTCACCTCGTCTTCGACCTCGTCCTCGTCCTCGTCGTCGGATGCCTCGGCGGTGTGCTCGCCTGCGGGCTCGACTTCTTCGGTCTCGGTTGCGGTCTCTTCGGGTGTGCCCGTCTCCTGCTCTTCAATTTCCATCACGTCTCACGTCACTCGGGCATGGGCTGCCCGGATGCCTGCATCGGCGTTCGCATGGTCGTTGCTCGTGCGATCGCCTCGGCTGTTTTAATCGCTTGACTCTGCGCGGAAATGTTGACGCTTGCAAGCGTTTCGACAGTCTTCGCCTTCGTCTCTTCGCTCTTGGCGATTGCGAGCTGCGTGTCGGCTTGCGCCTTCATCGCCCTGGCCTGCGCCTCGGCTGCGGCTGCCTGGAGGTAGAGCGCTTGCGGGTCGGGCTGCTGCTGCTGCGCGGCTGCGGCCATCTCCTTCGCCTCTTCTTCGGTCGGCTTCACGACGCCGATCGCGACGAGCTTCTTGCGCGCGAACTCGCGCACGTCGGTCATTCCTTCGCCGTCCATGTTCATCAGCATGAGCTGTTCGATGATGCTCGACGTCTGCGGGTCTTTTGTAATCTGCAAGAGGCCCATGTACGCGCGTTGCTCTGCGTCTCGTCGGCTCTGCGTCGACGGCCCGACCTCGGAGACAACGTCGAAGGATGCGCGCGAGAGGTCATTCTGGAGCTCGATTCCGCCGTCGGTTCCGATCGTCGGCTTCTGAAGCTCGACGGTCGAAACGTTGCCCGAGTCGCCGATCGTCTTCATCTTGCGTTTCTCTTCGACGTAGACCTCGCGAGCCATTGAGAGCCAGATTTCGCCGCAGCGTTTCATCGCCTTAGCGAAGTTGCTCATGTAAATGAAGGCGTTCTGGTCGATGCGATTCGTGACCGCTTCGATCGCGCGACCGCTGACGCCCGACACGAGCTTGTCAGCGCCTTCGGGGTTGCCGAGCGTGTCGCGAATGTCTTGCTCGCTCATCTGAATGACGGCTGCGAGCGCTGGCGATACCTGCGGAGGCTTCGTGTAGCCGACGGGGCCTACGACCTGCACCGAGCCGTCGGCCTGCGTGACGGGGTTCACGAGCAGGAAGGGGCGATTCACGAGGTTGTCGGTGCGCCACTGCTCGGCAATCTCACCGGCCACTTGCTCGGGCAAGAAGATGGGCTTCTCGATGGGCGAGAGCGCAGCAATCTCGGTGAGCTTGCTCTTCTGCATGTTGCTGAGCCGCTGCGCATCTTTCGCGAGGCGTACGACGCCCATGCAACGCTCGACGTTGTCGACGAACCAGCGCTTACCGTAAACGGGCACAATCGGAATGCACCGCCCTGGAATGTAGCCCTGATCTTCAAGCACCTTGCCGCCGCTCATCACGTATTTGTGGACGCGCTTCTGCTTGCGGCGACGCTGCGGGAACTCGACTGCGCCTGTCGACGAAAGCATCTGTTCGAGGTTCTCGTCGTCGTCGAAATCTTCGCGCGCGTAGACCTGCTCGGAGCCGTCGAGGAGCTGAAAGACGCGCTGCACCTCGGTGCGCTCTTCGATGCGGTAGTACTCGGCGACGTAGACGACGTCGGGCGTGCACCAGTCGTACTGCGAGCGCGACACGAGCTTCGGCCACGTCGACGGGCTGTCGCCGTAGCGCTCTTGGTAAGCCTTCGTGCTCATCGACGTGACGACGAAAGCGAAGCGAGCGTCGCTCTTGTCCTGCCGCTTCGCTTCGAGGTCGAAGAATACCGACGTGTCGGCGTCGAAGATGGGCTCGATGCGAATGCGCTGCTTGTCGTTGTCGGGGTCGAGCTCGTCCTCCCAATCGGAGCGCAGCCGCCACGCGCCGAAGCCACCGCCGACCGCTTCTTCGAAGGCGTTGTCGTACGCTTCATCGGCGACGGAATCCTGCTCGTCGGCGCGGTAGAGCCCGCCGCACACGTCGGCGAGCTTATCGTCTGCGCCGTCCTTCGAGATGAAGTCGACCGAGATGCGATTCGCTCGGTACTCCGAGACGATGCGCATCACCGAGAGGTGGATTTTGTTAACCTCGATGCGCGGCTTATTCTCGAACTGCGCGAGCCACGGGCCTTCCCACTGCGCTCCAGCGATCGAATAAAAGCGCCGGTCGTCGAGGCACTGACGGCGCTCGGCTTGCAGCGCGTACTGAATGTCGTCGTACTGCGTCAGCGCTTCGTCGTGGATGCGTGCGAAACGGGCTTCTTTCGATTCGGCCATGCGCGCGACGGTATCACTTGCGCCAGCCGGACGCCATGCTGCCGATGTTCACCGCTGCGACGGGGCGTGCAGCCTGCACCCGGCGAGCGCCTTCGCAGGCGTAGCGCAGGGCGTCGATGACGTGGTTCTTCGCGTCCTGGAGCTGCGGCAGGATGCGCCCGGTGAGCGCGTCGGTCTTGTACGAATACAGCGTGAGCTCGTCGATGGTGTGCGTGCAGCGCGGGTGAACGACGATGTCGTGCGACTTCAGGAACTCGACGCCCTCCTCGACGGAGCGCGGCCCCTTGACGGCGGCCATAATCTTGCCGAAGCCGTTGCGGCGCATGTGCGAGATGGTCTCGGGACGCGCGGAGTCGGCGACGATCGGCCAGCGCTCTGCCTCGGGAATCGTGAGGAAAAGCGCAGGCGTGTCGACGATTTCGCAGCCCACGGAATACACTTCGTAGTCGATGAACAGTTTGCGTCCTACGACGTGGCAACGCACGAGCGTCGTCGGGTCGATTGCAAAGCCCCAGTCAGCGCCGAAGCGATGCACGGCGTCGGCTGGCGCGTCGAACTCTTCGATCTGCCAATTGCGAAACACGCGCGATTCGCTGTTGCGCAGGTATTCGCCTCGCCAAACGTGAGCGTACTTGTCCGGGTCACGGCGCTTGTCGTATTCGAGTTCGGCGCGCAGCACGTCGGGAAACCACGGGTTGTCGCTGTAGTTAACGCGCACCACGGCAGCGTCGTGAGGCGGCGTGTCGCCTCGCAGGAGCGCATCGACGGGGTCGGTCGATTGCGAGGGATTCCAGGAGAACCACAGCTCGGAGCCAGGGCGGCGAATCGTCGGGCGGAGCAAGTCGAGCGAGCGTTGCGAGAGGCTCTGCGCCTCCTCGACCCACGCGCAGTCGTAGCCTTCGAGGCTCTTAATCGAGTCGGCGGTGTGATTCTGCATCCCGGCGAAGATAATCTTCCCCGCGCCCTTTCGGCTCTTGATGACCGACTCCTGAATCTCGAAATAATGCGAGACGCCGAGCGCCTCGATTTTGTTTTCGAGCAGGCGCTTGACGGATTGACCCAGGCTTTTCTGAATCTCACGCACGCAGACGGTCGAGCGGTTCGCGTCGAGCACGTGCGCTTCGACGAGCGCCTCGGCGAAGGCGTGGCTCTTACCGCTCCCGCGCCCGCCCCATGCGCCCTTGTAGCGCGCCTTGCCGAGCAGGGGCAGCATCCATCGGGGCGTCTCGATGCGGAGCGTTCTTGCGGCATCGTGGCGCGGTCTAGCCGCCATCGGGCTTCACCTTGTCTACGATAACGCGCTCGATGCGCGAGAGCTCCAGAGGTCCGCCGTCGGCGCCTGTGATCTCGTGCCGCTCGGTCTCACGCCAGCGAGCCTGCGTCTTCAGGAAGAAGATGGCCGAAGTTGTGTCGCCTGCGCGCGCCTTCTGGATGAGCCCCTGGGCGATGTGCGCAATTGCTTTCGACTTGCCCCTTTTGTAATGTTCGAGAATCTCCGGGTCTTTCTCCGCAAGAGCGTAAAACGTCGTGCGCCCGATGCCGAAATAGTCGGCGAGCTGCTCAATGGAAAGAAACGCCGCGAGCGTTTCGATCTCGCCGCGCTGCTTGTCGGTGAGCTGCTTCGCTGGGCGTCCTGCCTTGCCGTTAGCCATTAGGTTGCCTCGTTTTGCACGCGGTCTCGCGCAGTATCTTCGGCGCTGTCGCGTGCC